CCAATCACTGTCGGGATATGCCACCTTATCCAATCATCAGGATTTTCTGCACCTGCTCTTGCGGATGCTAAACCAGAAGCGTCTGTAGTAAAGACATCACACTCACCAGCAAACAATTTTGCTTTTGCGTCTTTGTTACCTTCAACATATACTGGTTTATATGCCATATCATTTTCTGCAAAGTAATCATTTAGATTTAATTCGGATGTTGTTTCTGCTGTAATACAGACAAACGCACCATTTAATTCTGTTGCATTTTCAATATCTAAATCAGTAGGTACTAAAAATCCTTGTCCATCATAATAGTTAACACCTGCAAATTCAAACATTAAATTAACATCCCTACTAATTGTCCAAGTAGTATTTCTTGCAAGTAAATCAATTTCGCCAGACGCTAATGTTGGGAATCTTTGAGCAGCGTTTAAACCTATAAACTCTACTTTATTTGAATCACCAAATATTCCAGCGGCAACTGCCCTACAAAAATCTACATCTAAACCACTCCAATTTCCTTCTTCGTCTTTAGCGGAGAAACCAGGTAAACCTGCATTAACTCCACATACAACATAACCTCTATCTTTTACAACATCAAGTAGACCTAATTCTCTTTCTACTTTAAAACTCTTTGTTGGAGCACAACTTACTAAAAAAAATGTTGCAATCAATAACATTAATAATTTTTTCATATGATTAATCCTGTGTTAATACCTTTATTTTTTTATCTTTCTTCTTTTCAGTTAAAGACTTCGCCGTACCACCTAGTTTTAAACTACCAGATTGGTCAGGCATTTTATTTTTAATACTAATAATATTACCATCTTTATCTATTTCAGCCATTGATGGTCCACATATTACTCTACGTCCATCGTGTAACTTTTCTATCTTTCTTTTATCTTTCAAACAACTCATTAAACCATCATACTTAACAAATTCGCTTGAAGTATCGGTTACAATGAACATTGTTATAATAGTGACTAGTGTAGCAGCATCCATTTAATGTGTACCTCCGTTATTTCCATTTTTCTGGTCCCTAATTTTGTCCTTTAATTTTTCTATATCCTGTAAAGCCTTTTCCATATCGGTCTGTAATCTTTCAATATTTACTTGGTTGTTCATCATACCCTTTAATTGTAGTTGTAAGGACTCCACTTGTCCTGACAAAAATTCTATAAGCATAAATTGCTCAGAATCAGCAGGCGGAGAACCTAAATCCCCCCTTGGCCATTTGATCCTAAATTCATTATTTTGTGCAATATCACCTGTAATTAAAGAATCTATATCTTTATCAATTCTTGACACTTCACTAGTTAAATCTTTTTCTGCAAGAGTAGATTTAGTTTCTAAATTATTTAATCGCTCAATTACACCAAAATACGCCCACACTCCAATACCAACAGCAGCCAATATGGATAAAAGGTTTCTCATTGGCATTGAAATTGCTGTGTTATCTGATATCTTCATAAATCTCCTTATTTCTTATTTTTAGGTAATTTCGCACCTGGTTTGCCAACATATAATCCAAAGAAGGCAGCACCAGCACCAACAATAGTTGATATAAACATTGCTTGTGAATTGGTTGGGTCAGGCAATTGCATAAACCAAGTTACTGATTTATAAAAGGCATAGATATATGACAACATTACCATTCTAGGTATGACTCTAAACTTGTCTAATAGACCTGCTGTCTTATTATACCAAGTAGGAGCGTCCTCACCTTCATCTGGAACAAGGTCGCTCTTCTTTAGTTCATACTCTTCGGTTGTCTTTTTTACTTTAATTAAATCGTCAGCCATATAGTCCTATTTATTTGCTTGATTCCTCGCCCTAATTCTATCATTTTCTTCTTTGATATAATTAGACAATAAACTCACATATATTTCCCTCTCCCAAGGTATCATATTCTCTAATTCGGTTAGTGAATATTTATGATGTTGCATTAACGCAAAATTCACTTGATAGTAATTTTCTAAAGATTCGTGAGAGAGGGCGATACGAAAAAATCCTGTAACCCTTGCAACGTAATCGTTGTTTTAACTTTCGTTTTAGGGTTCTCTATTTCTACGTCTTGCTTCAATTTAGGCATAGTATCAAAAAAATCATTGATTTTCTTAAATGCCTTATTATCTAAACTCTCTAAAAACTTATCTAATTCATCTTTAGTATAATCACCAGCAGTGTGTATCTTATCTCCTTCATACACTTGATGTACTGTATTTGCTAGCATTTCAAACATCTGCTGAGTTTTCAAACCTGTTTTACCTAAATTTTCTGGATCAACAGTATTAACAGTAGGATAACTCATAATCATTCCTATCTTTTTTTTATCATCAATCACAATGTTGTTAGTATGGTCCTCATCTACGTGTACTTCCACTTTAGACAAGTCTACCTCAACTTCTGCATAAGTTTTCTTATCATCTGGACATAACAATTTAAGTTTTGTTATCTCACCAACTGATTTAGCTCTTATCTGTAAAAATAGATACTCTACATCAAATACAGGTAATGTATTAATATCTATAGTACCAAATGTACAAGCGTGTACTATTTGTTTCAAAGCTTCAGTCATTTCTTTATTACTACCTGACTCTAATGCCTGTAATAATATTTTTTCCTCTTTGACAAGGAAAGGTCTGAATTTAACCTTTACATCTTTAGATGGTAATGTCAATTCATATGTCGCTGTTTCTAATATCGGCAATGCCATAATTTACTCCTTTTATTATATTAGTTTCTGTTTATAACGAATGGTGGAAATACTCTACCTCCTGTACCTTTACCAATTGGTACATCCCTTCGTATTTTCTCAATAACTCTTTTACTTGCTCGTTTAATTTCTGGTGGCATTTTAGATAATATTCCACCAAGTATTCCATAATCTTTAGAAGGTTTAATGTTAGGCATATCTGGTATACTTTTTCCATATGCAACACCATTTACTGCTTCTAATGTTATATTCTCCCAAGTTCTATATGCAAATGTTATAGGTATATCCATAGGTATCATATCATCTACTACTGCTTGATACTGCATTTCTCCTATTGTTTCTGGATATACTTCGTGCAACCTTATGCCATAAGTCATTCTAAAATTATCATCATAACTTTCTTTAGAAGTTTCTCTATATTGTCCTAACTGATAAATTTCCATAGTGCCTATATAGTCATCATAATATTGTAAATTGTGTGTTCGTAAACTATGCATTTTACCTTGCCAAGTTTCAAAAAAAGCTCTTTGTCTTAAAAACTTATCTCCCATAAACATACACTCCATAGTTGACCCATAACCATATGCATAAGGCATTTTTCTACCTGGTCCATAAGTTACAAAATTTTCAGTTAATACATCCCTATGTGGTAATTTTGCTGATGTACACATCAATTCTACGTTTCGTTGCATTTGAGGTGAAGAAAGAAGTGTATCTCTATCTAATACGTATCCTTCAGTATCAGCTGATTGTTCATAAACATCCTTTGGTGGAAATACTCTAACTAAAAATCTATTTGCTCTAGCAACACCTTCACCTTGATTAAGTTCTGTAATAAATTTACCAATAGATGTTGCTTGATTAACACCAGGTCGTTGTTCTTTAAATCTCTTATCACCTTCAACATTATCTAATGACCTATCTCTTGGAAGTCCTATTCGGATATCCATATTACCGATACGTTTACCTGCTCTGAATATTGCCATTTCTATTTCCTATTCTTCGGGTGTCTTCCAAAATAATGTTGGGAAGGTTCGTAGTTCCATCTATGTCCGTGGTGTCCTCTTATATCAGCATACCACATTCTTAACTTAACTATCATAACTCTCCATAATGTTCTCTTTGCCATTTTTTATCAAATTTGTCTCCTACTATCTGCCCACACTCTTTGTGGTGTTGCTTTTCTAAATTGTTGTACAGGTAGATATACTGCAATTGCCATTTCATCAGCGTCTATTCTTAAAAAGTTTGACCTAATATGTTTCCACAAATATTTCTTAATCGTTGGTTTAATCATACTTATATTTTTAAGTGTATTATATGACGCATTTATTACTGTAGTACGGTCAAAATCTGTATTACTAGCATATCGTTGTAACTCTTGTAATAATTTAAATCTCACCCCATATGGTAAATAATGAAAATTCAATCCTACAAATCCACCTCTAAATGTATCTATAGGCAACACTAATGGAAATATATCATAATATGGCAATGTCTTCTTGCCTTTAGGGTCATAAAAGTAGAAATTCAAACGACCTGCACTAGGTCTAGCATTTAACTTACCACTTCTCATAAGAGTACGTGCTCCTGCCTTACCAGCAATAGTGCTTATAGCATTTCTATACCAAGACGCTGCCTTTAACGCACCCTTTTGTTTGTCCACTATGGGTTGGAATATATTTACCATATGTATATTTATAATGAAAAAGGGCACCTATTACTAGGTGCCCTTAAAGTTTAACGTAGTTTGAGAGAGAAAGGTCTACTCTTCGTCTGCCAATTTACTAAAATAAGACAACGTATCGTCTTCCTCGCTAGCAGGTTTAGAGTGACTTACATCAACTTTTTTCACCTTACCGTTTGTCTGTTGTGGGAGGTCTACAGTTTCCACGGTACTGGTGTTTCGTGTTCCCATAATTACCCTATTCAGTTTCTCTTTGAGTTCGTCATAGGTTTTAAAATTACTAGGGGCCACAAAAGATTTTAAAGCGTGTTGTTTTGTCCATATACCTTTAATAGCTTCATCATCTGCCGCTATTGGGGACACACTCTCAAATTCTGATTTATCATAATTCCAATAACCATCAACTTTTCTAATTTTTAGTTTAAAGTTTGCACCTTTCCAAAAATCAAATGGGTTGATTGGTGATTCATCTTCAAATGCTGGTTGCATTGCTTCAGTTATCTTATCAAATATCTTTTTACCAAATTTAATAAAGGAAAAAAAATTTCAAAAGCACCTTTTAAAAGAATTACTTTTAAAGAATCAATGCTTAAATATGGATCAGACAAACCAGATCTAAGAATACCAATAGAAATTTCAGATGTTACAGATATTTTTAAATCTAGTGAGGTAAAATTAGAAATTTTTAAAAAACAAATTAAAAAAAATTCAATAGTAAGAGCTATACCAGTAAAAAATGTTAAAGATAAATCAAGAAGTTTTTTTGATAATCTTAATGAATGGGCAAAGTCCGAAGGCGCAGATGGTCTTGCTTATATATCGTTAGTAAAATCAAAAGAAAGTTTTAAAGCTCTTGGTCCAATAGGTAAGTATTTTTCTGAAAAAGCATTAAATGAATTAATGAAAAAATGCAATATAACAGACGGCGACTCATTGTTTTTTATATGTGACAAACAAAAAATAGCTGAAAAAATTTCTGGATTATCAAGAGAAAAAATAGCTAGAGAATTAAAATTAATTGATGAAAATGTATTTGAATTTTGTTGGATAACTGATTTTCCACTTTACCGATATGATGAAGATTTAAAAAAAATTGATTTTAGTCATAATCCCTTTTCAATGCCAAATATAAAATATGAAGATTTTGATAAAGTAGATCCACTAAATATTTTAGCTAAACAATATGATTTAGTATGCAATGGTGTAGAGATATCATCCGGAGCTATTAGAAACCATATTCCAAAATTA